CTTCATTACCATATTGATTGAGAGGAAATAATGTATTTGCGTAAGAAGGCTGGTCAATCAATTTATCGGGACTGTCCTGAACTGAAGAATCAGATTGAGTATACACCGTATCAATCGGTTGTGTGGGTCTATTCGGAGCTTTTGCGTAAGGTGTTAAATTCCTTTTCAAAAGATTTGTTCTAAACCCTTGTGTATTCGCTAATATTAATAACGGACTTGCCATTTATATTTTTATTAATAAATAGAATATTATTGTTTTTTTATTAGATACCTAAAGGTGTACCAGATTGGTATGCTCTGGATTCATTAGTATTGTTTACTAAATAATTTTTGATATCTTGTCTTTGAATTAATCTTTCAAAGATTTTCGTTATTTCTTCTATTTGTTGAGGGGTCATATTTTGAGGTCCATTGTTAAAATTTAGGTTTATATCAGGTACTGGCCCAAATTCTACCTTTATAGGGTCTCTACTTGGGAGTGATGACGACGTGTATGGTGAAGACGGACTCGGTGAAATTCCTCCAACTGTAACACTAGTAGCTGGTGCCGACATAGGACTAAACATTGACGGGTCTACTGTTGGATCATATGGTGAAGGAATATAATTTTGACCCGTCAGGATTGTGGATATGGACTGCAAAATTGGGGTTACAGCGGTAGACAAAGCTTTTGCGGTTTCAGTGTTTTCTTCTTTTTTAAGTTCTTCTGCAATTTTTCCAGAAGCCTCACCGAGCGTTTCCATAGATTTTTTACTAACAGATCCGAATATATTTACAGCTCCTTCGGTAAGTTTTACTAATATTTGTTCCGGACTTGTTTCTCCCTTGTTTATGGATTCGATAAGATCTTTTTTCAAAACTTCTGCATTTTCATTCGCAGTTTTTCTGAATTCTTCAACGTTCATCTGTTGACCTCCAGCTCTAAGAAAAGCGTCGTAACCTTGTCTTAACCCTTCAGTAATATCCATTGATGCATCACTTGTCAATGTTGCACCCATCATAATACTTCTGACTGCTGCGAGGTTCTGGTTTATGGTTTGCTGGTTACTTAACTGTTCTCGAGCAGTTTCTTCAATAGGTTTATTACTATCTTTTTGTTGTTTAATTAACAAATTAAATTCATCTTGAGTAATTTCACTCAACTTTCTCATTTGTTCTATTCCCTTTTCATCTCTAAACTTTACCTCATATTGTCCTCCTTTCGTCATCGATCCAATATTGGCGAGATACTGTTTGTCCTCTTCATTTTCAAACTTTATTGAAGGACTTATTTGAGACAATCTTTCATCTAATTCAGAGGCCGCTAAAGCCATTTTTGACATTGTACCTTGTGTCAATCCCGCGGCTTTTTCCATTTCTCTCAGTGTCAATACACCTTGTCGATTGATTTTGAAAGATTTTGTTTCGTCGTCAAAATACGTGAATTGTTTTGAAACCTCTATCAAACTATCCTGTAAACCTGAAGGGTCATTGATAGAAGCATTCATTAAAGCAAAAGGGTCAACCAAAGTTCCAGCTGCCACTCCTAACCTTTGAAATGCTCCAGCGACTTCTATCGCTCTGTCAGGATCTAAAACATCATCCGCGAATTTTAATGTTTGTCCTACGTCAACCCTCATCATTGAAGCTTGTGCTGCCATTTTTGTTAAACCCAAAACACCATCTTCGAATTGAAAACGGTTCATTTGGTCCATATTTTTATATACATCCGCAAAAACTGTTTTGGCATTTCCACCTATACTTTGAACATATTGAATTGATTCCCCAAGTGCTTCAGGAATAGATTCTATCCCAACACCAACATTTAAAAAAGTTTCAGCTAATTCACCACCTGTTTTTCCTACAAGTTTTTCTAACGTATATAATTTTTCAATCTGTTCAGTCGAGGCAACAACATTTCTTCTTGAAGCTTCAGCAACACCTGATATTATTTTTTGTACATCTGATAAATTCCCCCCTAATCTTGTTACGTTTGGTAAGGCGTCGACCAAAGCTTTTTGGAGTTCAAAAATTCTTTCTCTTCCTTGAGTAAAGGTTTGAAGTATATTCGAACTAAATTGACTCAGTGCTTCTTGGGCGTCTTTGAATACTGTTGTTAAATCTTCAACTTTCGTTTTTGTAAGGTCAACTTCTAAAGCTTTCCCTTGATTTCCTTTACTGGTCGAATCATCTACTGGTGGAACTGGTTGAAAAAACATAATGTTATTTTATATATAAATACAAAAGGACTGAATTTTCAGTCCTAATTGTTTAGTTCCATCCATTTATTTAACAAATACTTCCTAATAAAAATTGGCATTATCAAAAAATCTGAATAGGATACGTTCAAAAGAGTTTTTAAAAAATAGAATTCATCTATTTGTCCTTTTCTATAATCAGAAGAAAGGACGAAAAAAGTCCACCCCAAACCCAACATTAACTGTTAGTTTTTCTCCTGAAGGGGCGATTACTGTTTTTTTCAAATCCAATTTTGGTTCATTATCATCCAAGAATTTTCTAATGTATTTGGAATCTGCTATTGGCATTTGGTCAATGAATTTTACAATTTCCCCTCTGTCGGTGATTCCATTTACCTCTACAATCTGTTTATTCAATCTCCATGTTACTTTAGGAGCCGTTCTACCTTCAGGATATGTTTCAGCCATCCTTTGTATTTCCAAAATTTCTCCATAGGTCATGGGTTTAAGTTTGACGGTAGTTTGTGATTTGGGTAATGTTGTCATAAACGTTCCATCTTCAGAAGGTTGTTGACCTTTGGTTATATCCAACTCATCTAACTTCACTGTTGTTTTGAAAGGCTTTCTAGTATTAGGGTCCGTTAAATTTAAGTCCATTTCAGGACCGAAAGCGGTATTTCTTAAAAATATTAAAAGTGCTTCAACATCCCCTTCCATCAAATCTTCAATCCTAATATCTGGTTCATAAATTTTTGACCTTAATAAAGTTTGGGTCATATCATTTCCAGCCGCCATCAAAATATTTTCATCATTGGCTGTTAAATATCCAACTTTAATTGATTTTTTTTTATTTTTATAAAAAACACCTTGGGTAGGTAAAGGAACCACATCGTGTGGTAATGTAAAATTTGATTGACCGTATTCTTTTGCTTGATTATCCATATAAAAATTTAACCGTAAAGTTTATTGCTCTACGGTTAAATATAAAAAAAAGTTATTTTTAATAAATAGAAATATTCAAATTAGTAAACAAGAACACAACGGTCCATTCTAAGTGAAGTGGAAATTGTTGCTAAACCATCTTGAGCATAACTTAATTGATTAAAGTTTACATCTGTTAGGAAAGTTCCGTAAAGAATCCATTTTTCTACAACAACTCCTGTTGGGTCCAACATTTCTAAGTCGACATCTTTTTTGTAACCAGCAGCATAACCCATACGACCAGTCACAGATTCTGCGTGAAGTCTAACCCACTCCATCAGAGCTTGTGCTGCTGAAGGTCCAATTGGGTCTCTAAAAACTGCTGGAATTGGTTGCCATGTAAATCTACCGGCAACATAAGTTTCAGTATTTAAGAAAGGAATTGGGGTGGATACTATTTGTATGTGTGGTCTTGCTGTCGATTCAACAAACCATTCATTTATACCAAGTGAGGATGGAAACCTTAAGATAAAACGATTCTGTCGTTTTGGTTCGTAAGGAATCGGCATTTTCATTAATAAATCAGCCATGTGTTTTAATTTTTTTTGTTTTTGTTATTTTATAGATAAATATATCCGTTCACAAAAATTTTTCTATTTACTTTTTTTTTGATGAGGTTATTCTTATTTAACTTCCTGCTTAAATCCTCCAGCAGTAGAATAAGTCTTTACTATATTATCTGGTTTATTTTCAAAATGTTTTTTCATTACTTCTATGTTTTTAGGATCGTCATCACTAAAGCCTATAGATAATTTTTTAGGAACAAATTTATTTGCAATATCTTTCTTTAAAAAAGCTCTTTTATTAAGTACTGCTGCCATTCCTTTAATATAATTAACAAAATTTTCCATCGCCTCTACTTTAGCTTCCTCAGGATTTACTGCCCCTTGTTCATCACCGAAAGAAACAGGATGATATTTGTTAAGTTCTAAATAAGATTTTATAAGTTCTTCATCAGACATTTCTCCTTCCCCAGCAAAAGACCTGTATTTTTTAAGATTTTTTACAAGTTCATCTTTATCTATTCCTCCGAATCCTTCTATAATATAATTATAAATCGCTTGTTTTATTGTATCGGGATTATGCCCTCTTGCAGTAATAATTGAAAAAATAGAACCATTATTTATAGCTTCTCTGAAATCATCAAATGCTGGACCTGTTCTTGCTCTCATTGCGTCGACCAAAAAATCTTTATCCCCTTGAGTTCTAAAGTTTCTGAATGGTTGGTCAGCATATCCCACAATAGTTGTTCCA